GCAGAAATTCCTGTAGGCCATAGGTTTCTGAACTCATATTGAGCCATCATACTATTGTCTGATGTATTTAGTTGGTGAATTTGAGCAGTTTCAGTCATATAGGAAACGTGGTCAGTAGCCGCTCTTGAGTGAGCCTCCATATCATCAATAAAAAGTAACCATTGGTCAAACGCGTTCCTGAGTGCCAAATCTTGTGTATTCCAAAATGTAAGATTCCATGCATTCTCATATGTAGCATCACCCGCAACAACAAGCTTTCTACCTTGAGTCCAAATCTCTATTTGTCCTATTGTTTTAGCTGGAATTGCCCCACCTTTACCTACCGTATCAATTAAGAAATCATCTGTTGGTCCTACTGGTGCTGCTAGCATAATTCTATATTTATTTCCTCTTGCGCCCATCGATAGAGTGTTTTTTAGTTGTTGTAATTTGCTTGAAGCCATATCATCTTCCTCCATTTTTAATATTATGATTTTTTTAAAGTATCACTTAACTCATTATTATTTATATACTATGATTTTGCCCAGGATGTGAAATTAAATTCAACACTAAACTCTATCATATCTGTCCCGTCATCTGATAATGAACTATCAGATATACTTTTTGGCCATATATCTTCAAAAGTATATATGGCCATCACATGATTGTCAATCGTACTTAATTGCTGAACCATCGCCGTTGTCATATAAGAGCTATGATCTCCAGCACCTCTTGAGTTATTAGCAACTGAGTCTATAAATTCCATCCAATCAATAAATTGTCCCCTTAAAGAATGATCTTCAGTGTCCATAAAAGTTACTGTCCAAGTTCCACTAAAATCGGCATCACCCGCTATCACTGTAAGTCTTCCCTGGTTCCATATCTCTACCTCATGAAAACTTCTGCCTGGTATTGCTGTTGATTTTGCTAATGTATCTACTATTGAGCCACCAGGACCCCCACCTACACCATTAATAATAACTCTATACTTATTTGCCCTGGCTCCCATACCAAGTGTATTTTTTAACTGACTTATTTTACTATTTCCCATAAATATATACTCCTTGTTAATGTGTAGTGACATAACTACATTTTAGAGTTACGGTGAATTCAGCCACAGAAGCAACAGCGCTATTATCTAGGGTTGCTCCTGATACAGCAATAATCATACAATCTTTGAATTCCACTATGGTTTTAAAAGCATTAACGCCAAAATCATCAGATGTATCAATTAAAAGGTCAATTTTTTGGTCATCTGGATACATTCTGGTGAATTTCTGAAAAGCATTAGCAAATTTTCTGTATAACTCAAAATTATCATAATCCTTAAATGTTATTGTTATTTGATAATTCTCTAGCCTACCTGTGGCAAATCTCCATTCTTCTCCTACCCAATCCTCAATTGGGGTGGCATTAAGTTCGGCCAAACTAATGCCTTGACAAGCCATACTTAACACATCTGGAGCAGGCAATCTCAATACACCAGCGCCTGCTCCTACTATACTTATGCTAAATTTACTAGGGTCTTGCCATTTTGGTTGCTTTGCGGCTATGTTCATTGGACCTGACATTATACGTCCTCCTATTTTATAAATATTTATATAAAAACATATAAAGGATAAACGATGGCATTAAAGTATAATGTTGAGTATAACAATACAGTAAAAATAGGTGATAGGATTTTTAAATTTAGACCCTGGACCACAAAAAACGAAAAAGATTATCTGATAGTGGTAGAGTCTGAGGAAGAAATCACTGATGATAAATTATTTGATATTCTTATTAGACCTTGTCTTGAGGACCCTGATGTAGCATTTTCTGTTAATGAACAGAAAATGCTTATGATTGAGATAAGAAAGAAATCTCTCGGAGATACATTCCCTATGAGGTACATATGCAAAAAGTGTAAACAGGTCAACGATTTAGATGTAGAGTTTGATAAAATAATAAAATTCAAACCTGATGAGTTCAAACCTGTAACGGTTGATAATATTACATTTAACTTTGGTCCTATAGTATCAAAAAAAGTTAAAGAAAGATTGAACACCACTAATTCAAGTGTTGAACACGCTTTTATTAATTTTTTATTGCATATTCATTCGGTTGAAATAAATGGAGGTATTGAAGATACATTCACATTTGATGAGCTTAAAGAATTTATAGAAGATTTGCCTACATATATTTTTGATGAAGTATATAAAGAGTTCCAATCAATGAAAAGTTCTCTTGAGTTCGGATTAACAACACACTGTATGATATGTAATGAAGAAAATAATGTAGAATTTGACCATATACCAAATTTTTTGTGGACTTGATTTGTGAGTCAGACCTACTGAGTTTATATCAATGGTATAACAATATGCATTTTTATGGTCATTATAGTATGACAGACCTTGATAATATGTTGCCTTTTGAGAGGGACATATTTTTTGGGTTATTAAGCAAAACTCTTGATGAACAAAATAAATAGACTTAGTGGGTTATAATCAAGTCAATAATGACTAAAATTAAACAAAATTAATATTTAATAAATAAAAAGGATAAAAATATGGCATTAATATATGAGAGTGGATACGAATATGTATCAAAAATAGGCGAAAAAGAAATTAAGTTTAGACAATGGACAGCAAAAGAGGAGAGACAATACTTAAAACTTCTTGAAAAACAAGAAGATAATATAACAGACAAAATGTTATATGATATTTTGATTAAACCTTGTATTGAAGATAAAAATACTGTATTGTCTGGTGTTGAACAAAAAAAGTTGCTAATTGATATTAGAATAGAATCAATCTCTGAATTCCTTGAGGATACACATACATGCAAAAAATGTAATACCGAGGATGAAATAAAAGTAAAATTAAAAGACATTATGAATTACAAGCCTTCAAATTATGGTAGCATTGATTCTCATAATATTAAGGTAACTTTTGGTGAATTAAAATCGAACAAAGATAAAGAAAAACTATCTTTAAAAAATGGTTTAGTAGAATATATTTACCAAGATTTTCTATTACACATTCATTCAATTGAAAAAGACGGTGAAGTATATGATAAATTAACAAAGAGAGAAATTCAAGATTTTATAGATTCATTACCCACAAAGGTTTTTGATGATATTTTTGATGCTTATCAAAAAATGGTTGATGAGTTAGACATTGAATATAAATGGATTTGTCCTAGTTGTGGTGAAGAGGAAACAATAGATTATACATATATACCAAATCTCCTTTGGGCTTAGACAATATTATATTTCATAGCCTACATTTATAAATATTCATAAATAAGAACTATGAGGAGAATAAATGTTAGGAAAACTACTTAAAAATGCTCTCAAAAAAACACATAAAGCAAAAAAACCTAAAGACATTACAGCAGAAGATATTAGAACTCATATCGAAGAAAAGAAAAAAGCAATCCCTGTTCAAGACAATGATGTTCAAGACAATGGACCAGATTTAACTGCTACAGTCAGAGTAATGGCTTCTAATAATGCCAAAAATGCTATAGTAGTACCAGACAAAACTCCTGCCTTAGAAGAAATAGAAAAAACAAAAAAGGGTATTAAAAATTCTATTATAGAGCCTAAAAAAGAAAAAAATAATGAAAACCTCCCTAAGACAATAAATACATTAAAAACTTTTTTGGGCAAAGAACTTCAAAGATTCTCAGATACCATTAATAAAAAGATAGATACCATAAATGATACAAATAAAAAAATAATGGACAGAAATGTTCAGGTAAATAAAGGTATTCTTGATGTTAATAAAGATGCTTTGAGAGTTCAAAAAGAATCTTTGGAAGAGCAAAAAGAAGCAGAATATAGGGCAGAGCATAGATATAAAGACACACTGAAAAATGTAGTCAAAAAAACTGCATCAAAAGGCTCATCTATAATTAAAACTGGAGTACAAAATATATCTCAAAAAGTAAAAGGAGACTCAGGCATTCTCGGTATGGTTGCTAAAGTTTTAGGTGGGGCATATTTATTAAAAACATTCTGGCCTCTAATTGAGAAAAGGTTATGGCCTTTTATCGGTGAAAAGGTGTTTCCGTTTATTAAAGAACATCTAAAAGAAATTATTACTGGACTAGGTATAGCTAAAATGATAATGGATCCTATAGGCACTCTAAAATTATTAGTAAAAGGATTATCCAAAACATTTGGGACATTAAGCAATATAGCATTAAAATTAGGAAAATTTACAGCAAAGGGTCTATATAGTCTTATTAAAGGAACAACAAAACTTGCATTGGATGGCGCAACAGAATTAGCATCGATGGCAAAAACAGGATTAGCCAAAGCTACAGATTTAGCTAAACAAGGAATGTCAAAAGCTAAGGACCTTGCTGTTTCAGGAATAGGAAAAGTCAAGGACCTTGCAATGAATGGTTTAACTACTGCAGCCTCAAAAATTAAAGGAATAACCTCTACAATAGGTGAAAAATTTGAAGCGATAAATGGTACAGTGTCAGAAAAAGTGCAGGGCATAACAAGTACTGTTTCAGAGAAATTTGGGGCATTCAAAGCCACAATTGGTAAAAAACTCTCAGGAATGGGAGAAAAAATAGGAGAAGTATCAGGAAAAGTTAAAGACATAGGCTCGAAACTTGTTGAAAAAGGAATTGGTGTCAGTATGAAAATAGGAAAAGGAATAGGAGGAGTCTTAAAAGTTTTAAAGCCACTGGCAAAAATTATACCATTCCTTGGCATTATTGTGACTGTTTGGGACTTATTAGAAACATTTTTCCCTGATTTTATGACAGAAGTAAAATCAATGTTCAGTCTTAAGAAAATAGAGGAAATAGCTGGTGATATTTGGGCGACTATAAAAGGAGCAGTATCAGGTATAGGTGAGTGGATAAGCGAAAAAATAGGAAAACTTATACAAGGGTATGCAGATATTTTAAGAAATAATGATTTAATACCTGATGCCATTGTGGATAGTATCTTTGGAAAAGATCCTGAGTACGAAAAATTAAAAAAGGCTAAGGCAGATGCTGAAACAGCACAAGAAGAATTAGGTGAGTCTGGAGCCATTGAACAAAACACATGGAGTTGGAGTAAAGATGAAATTAAGGATTGGTCAGCTGTACAAAAATATAGACCTGAGGTTCTGCAACAATTTATAGATTCTGATAATTTTAGTGATAAAGATAACAAAAAACTTCAGGCAATTATTGATAGAAAAATGAAAGAAGACTCTGATGCTGAGACTGCAAGGGAAAAAGCCAAAAAAACTAAAAAAGAAACTTTAGGGACAGTAACAGGAATGAAAAAGGATTACGGTGTTCCTGCAAATAGTACGGAGACTCAAGGCATTAAACCTCCTGTAAGAATGAAAGAATTTTATATGGATGATGGCAAAGGAGGAAAAGTCCAAATTACATCTGAGCAGAATGCTAAAATGAGCAAGGTTCAATCTAAATTAATTTCTGCTTTTAATGATGATGAAAAATTCAAAATATTACTTAAAGAGCAAGAAGCTCTAAGGATGCAAATTTTAGAGGAGCTTAGAAAACCATCAGATAAAAAACTTAAGGATGCCATTCCAGTAAAATCTGCTGCAGCAGATTTAGGCTTAACTCAATTTGCTAATGGTGGTTGGACAGGCACAGGAAAAGAAGATGATATTGCTGGGATAGTTCATAGGAATGAATATGTACTTAATCAAGAAATGCTTCAGGAATTAGACGCGGTAACCAAAAAAGGTGAAAAAGATAATGCTATTCAAAGGCTGTCAGGCGGAAAAGGTGAGGTATATAAAAAAGCATTAGAAGACTTGATGAAACAAAGAGAGGAGGATGCTCAGGAAACATCTGATGAATATACTATAAATGGCAAAAAATATTCTCATTTAACTAAAGCGCAGTCGAGAGATATTCGGGTTTTATATAAGGAACAACAAAGGATAGACCCTTTTGATTTTGATAGAGCAGAGGAACTAGATAAGAAAATGCAGGCTTTGCTTGATAGTATAGAGAATAATACATATTTTAATGGTAAACATAATAAAATAGTATTACCTGAAATTCAAGGCGATACGAGAAGGACGAGTACATTATCTAAGGCAAATAAAAAAGAAGGTAGTATTGTTTCTCCTAAAATAATAAAACATAAGTCTCGTACTGAATTAACTGGAAATTCAATAGATGTGTCTCTTGAAGGAGATAGAGTTCAGATACAAAATCTAACAAAAGAGCAAGACGCATACCTTAAGGCTATTAAATTAAAGCAAAAAGAACTTATAAAAGCAAAACAAGCATTATTAAAAATGAAAGCTGATCCATCCGAGATTTTTAAAAAAGAACAGGAAATAACAGAAGCACAACAAGCATATTTTAAGGCAGCAAAAGATATAAAAATAGGAAAATGGAAAGAAGGCAAAAAGGCTCCAGTGGGGGTTCAAGAAGGAGAAATATCATATAAAAAATCTTATGATGTTTCATCAATGGTTACTTCTTCGGTAACCAAGCAAGAAGCCCCTATATATGATAACCCCTCAGAGCCTGAGATAAAACCAGCAAAAGTCTCATTGCCTGCTGGTGCTCCTGATAAAAAGCCGAAAGCTTTAGATATAGATAAAATAAAAGATTCTGATGTATTTACTTTAAGTGGCTCAGCCGCACATGGTGGTTTTGCCAAAATGAACAAAGCTCAAAAACATAATGTTAAGGCAATGGGTTATGAATATGCAAAAGCAACAGGAGAGAAGTTATCTTTAAGCTCAGCTTATAGGAGTGTTCCTCATCAAGCAAAATTATTTAATAATAAGATGAAGACCTTAAAAAAGCAACATCCTGATTGGTCATATGCTAGAGTATATAAAGAAGCAAGGCATTGGGTTGCGCCTCCAGGCAGAAGTGCTCATAATACTGGATTGGCTGTTGATATCGAATATCACGGTAGAGGAAAAAAATCACCTAAAATAGATAAAGCAATATCAATGGGATTGTTCAAAAAATATGGGCTGAAAAGACCTCTTGCGCATGAGTCTTGGCACATTGTTCCCGAAAATCTATCATTCGAAGAGCAACGAAGAATGGCGAATAGATTAGCAAAAGCTAATGCCAATGGCACATTCAATGAAGAAGATATACAATTAGGAAAATTTAGAGATTCAGGAAAATCTGTGGAACCTGTCAATGAGGGAGAAATATCTTATTCTCAATCAAAGACAAGAGATTCAGGAGATACCCAAAATAAAAATGTAACAACTGCAATAGAACAAAGCCTAGATAATGATGATATAGCCAATCCTGTTGCGCAACAGGTTAGCCTAAATGATTTTCCTAAATTCGATACTAGTACAGAAGTAGGACTAAAGAGAAAAGAAAGGTATGATAATAGATTTAAGATTGTTCCAGAAAAATTAAAAGAATATAAAGAAGCTTATGAAAAAATAGAGATTGATAATGCTTCGCAAGAGGACATAAATAGAAAAGAAATATTAGAACAGAAGATAAAATATTTTCCTGGATTAATGGAAAGAATTGAAAATGGAACAACAACAGAAGAAGATGATGAATTCGCTAGAGACTTAGCAACAGATAAAAACTCTGATGGGAATATATCAGCTGCCGAAGAGACATATATAACATCAAGAAAAGTGGGTGAAGATGCTGCATTAATGCTTCAAAAGACATTCAATATGTTAACAGGAGAAGGCTCTGTAGCAGAAATTGGGAATAGTGCTTTGACTGGCTTAATAGATGGAACAGGATTTGGAAATGACCTAAAAGGGGAAAGTGAGATACAAACCAGAAAATCTTGGGATGATAGAATATCTAATATGGGAGGAGTTCTGGGATCTTCTGCTATGGGACTTGTGGGTAGTTTAGGAGGAGGATTAACAAATTCCCTAGGATTAACATTTTTAACTACACCAGACACAGGAAAGGCTGTTAAAAATGCTATAGCAAATACTGGTTCTGCCATAAAAGGAAAAATGGACAAATATGGTATAACTGATAAAGCAAAAGAAATAGCAGGTAGTGATACAGTGCAAAAAGCCATGTCAATAGGATTAGAAGGATTAGGGAAGGCTAAAAGTTTTGGAAATTCTATATTACAAAAAACCAAAGGTTTTGGAGCAAATCTTTTTGCATCGAAAGAAGATAAAAAAACTGAGATAGAACCTGGTATTGCAGTTGAAATACCAAAAGCAGCGAATGAGACAGGACTTCCTCAAATAAGGAAAACCGACAAAACAGGAAACCAAATAAAAGACTCTTTATCTAAAGATGAAATAGAAATAAAACCTATAAGGGAGAGTAATCCTGATGTTGGGCAGGCCACTAGGAAACTGGCAGCAAAAACATCAAGTAGACACCAAGCATCTCAACAACAGCCTGCAACTGTAATAAATAATATTACGCAAGCTACTCCAAGTGATGATCCTGTTCTAAGTCTTGGAAATACAAATGTTAAAAACCAAGATGCCGCTATGATAGGCACTCTTTTTTGATATATAAATAATATTAAAAAGGAGTGCCAATGATATATCCTATAAATATATTTTCATCTGATCCAACAACAGATTCAATGAGACCATTTATAATATTTCTTCCTCATAAGGTTGAGAATAATATAACTAAGAGTCTTGCTTATGGTGTAACGAAAGATATGCTATCACCAAGGATGCCATTTGTGTTACCTATGCCAAATGGCGGACTAATAGATGCTTCCACTAATAATTATGACTCTCAATCATCAGGTTTGGGAGCATTAAGTCAAAAAATAGCCAATAGTTTTAATGATGCTGCATCAGGATTAACTAAAGGAGTATTAACAAATACCGCTGAGAAAATGGGAAGGGCACCAGATCCTAGATTAACACAGGTATATATGGGCACTCAATCAAGGAGTTTTACTGGAGAATGGCAAATGATACCACAAAGTTTTGGTGAAGCAGTAGCCTGTGCCGCAATATTGGCATATGTAAAATTTTGTGCAGCCCCAGATAGAGCATCATCCAATAAAATAGGAGTTTTGCTACAACCATATGTATTCAAAATAATATTTAGTAATCCGATGATACATTTGGCAATGCAATTTGATCAAATGGCAATAGAGTCATATTCAATAAATTATTTTGCTAATGGTTATGCCGCATCATATAGTGACATGATGCCTAAACATATGTCACTGACAATGACATTTAAAGAATATGGAATCAAAACCAAAAAAGATTGGTTGCCTATTTAGTGAAGGAGAATAAACTATGAAGTTAATGGAGAATAAATATTTGAAATTTGGGACTATAATGTTCAATGGTGTACCTGTGAGAAAACTTACAGAAATAAATATTCTCCCTGATATTCCTGAGAAATTTTATTCAAATAATTATACACTAGTATATGAGGTAAGAGATAATCAACTAATAGAGAATATAGCATTTGAATTATATGAAAACACTGATTATTGGGATTTATTGATGAAATTTAATGGAATTAGAAATGTTGCAGAACTGCCTGTTAATTATGATACTATATTATTAAGAGCAAGAAAATCATTAGCTATTTGGATGGATGCAGGGAAGTTAATGGTATCAAGAAACCTTGATAAACAATATACAGAATTAACTGACTTATTAAACGAAGGCAGAAAAATAGTATTAGAAAAAGCAGAAGGTAGCCAAGATGAAATAGTAAAAAGGAAATACCTTGAACTTTTAGAAAAAGAGGTCCAAAAGAATGAGAAATTCAGAAAAATAAATTATCTATCTGTATCTGATATGGCAGAATTAGAGGGTGAACTGGACATAGTAAGTGAGGGCCCCAAAATAAATCCAGATATTATTATAAATAAAGACGAAGTTCTATAAAGGATAACTTATGGCATATAAAAGTGGTATACAAAGTAATATACTAAAAGATTTTTCTGTATCAATAGATGGAACAAAATTAACAAATGCTCAAATAAATGATATGAATATTGTCTGGGATACGGATAGTTTTAAGGTTATTGGAATGATTAATTTCACAGATTTAACAGGTTTGGTGGAAGAGCTTCCTATAAGAGGAGGAAACGAAGTTGTTATGGCTATGACAGATTTTGATGATGTAGTATCTAAACAAAAATTTATAGTGAGTGCTGTTAATACAACTAGAACTGTTACAAACCCAGTTGTAATATTGGACCTTATAGATCCTGTTACTGTTACAGCTATGCAGATGTATAATGAAATGTCATGGGCTGAGGCAGATATGATTGAGATTATAGACCATGCTGAAACTTTAAAACCATCATTAATAGGAAAGAAAAAAGATTTTTGTCCCCCACTACCAAAGCATAAAAATTTTGTTATGCCGTTGCATGTTTCATTCAATGTAGTAATACATTGGTTGGCTAAAAATGCCGATGTTGCATTTTTTCAAAATAGGGAGGCTTTTATTATACAACCTTTAGATAAATTATTTAAAAGAGGAAAAAAAGGAGATAAATTTAGATTAAAAACCCCTAATCAACAGTATAGAAGAAATGTTTATGAATATAATCTAAAAATGGGGAAATTATTTGGAGCAAATGTTTTGCAGCCAACAGGTAAAGTCACTTCTTTTGATCCATCAAAAAAACATAGTAAGCACACTGATAATAGCTTTAAGAAAGCATTAGGAGAGTTAGACCAAACTCCCGCTTTTGGTCTAACATCTGATGACCAACCAGGAACAGGGGCTAAATACTTTTATAAAAGTGATTATCATGTGAAAGAACACACAGCACATCAATGGAAGAAAAATGCCTATAAAGATGTCCAATTAGAACTTCTTGTTCCAGGACAATTTGGCACAAATATTGGTGATATAGTTGAGGTAGAAATGGACAATTGGTTATTGCAAAGCACACCAGAGAAAAATATGACAGGATTGTGGATGGTTACAGAGGTAATAGATATTATTAAGCCCCCTGAATTTATACAAAGACTTACTTTGAGTAGAAGTAAGTATTTCAAATAAAGGATAATATATGATATTAGAGAACCAGGAAAATATTAATAATATACAAAATAAAAACATATTTTATAGGGCTGTTGTTGAAAATAATGACGATGGAGGAGAGCACGGGAAATGTCAGGTAAGAATATTAGGCATACATCCAGTAAATGCTCAGAGAACAGGGAAAAATATTGGAGTGCCCACAGAAGAATTGCCTTGGGCAGAGCTTATGGTTCCTACAAGCTTTCATGGAGGAATGAGTGGTTATGGAATCTCTGCTGTCCCGCTAAAAGGTTCTTGGGTTTGGGTATTTTTTGATGGTGGAGATTGGAATAAACCAATAATAGTAGGACTTATATCAGGGACATCCACAATAGAACGTCCTGATGGCCCTAAAAAAACTTGGGGCTTTCATGACCCTGATAAAAAATACCCAGAAAAAGGTAGATTAAATGAACCAGACATTAATAGGTATGCTGCAAATAGAAAAATAATGTCAGATACATTAATAGGAAAAATAAAAGATCCTGATAGAGATAAGGGTATTCCTACTGTAACAGGAAAGACTTGGGATGAACCAAAAGAAAAAACTTCTGCTGTTAAATATCCTAAAAATACTGTATACGAGACGACTGGAGGATCTTTTATAGAATTTGATGAAACAGACGGTTCAAGGATGCACTGGTTTCACAATACAGGAACATATTGGGAGGTAGTAAAAGAAGGTGATTATACTCTAAAGGTAAAGAGGGATAGGTACGGTATAGTGGATAGGGATTATAAAAAATTGACAAAAAGGGATGAGTTTCAAACTGTTCAAAGGGACCATGAATTTAAAGTAGGTAGGGACCAGTTTATTCTTATAGGAAGAAAATACGAAGAAACAATAAATAAATCAGTCACTCAAACTTATAATGACACTCAAACTACTACTGTCTCTAAGGCTGTTACAAGGACTTATAAGGCTACTCTTGATGAAAAAGTAACAGGTGCTGTTAATGAGAAATATAGTGCAGGACAAAACACAGATGGAGGACCACAAATAACCATAAAAGCTGGTGTGATAAGGCTAAATTAAAATATTTTATAAATATTTATAAAAGGAGATAATGTGCCAATAACAGATTATATAGATGTCCCAGGATTACCAGATGTGCCGGATATAGAATCTCTTGTGGGACCAGGTGTTACTGACTTTGAGTCATTTTCACTATTCACTGCTTGTGTTGAAAAACAAGCATTATTTACCACAAAATCACTAAAACTTCAAAGTATAATTCTTACAGCTATGTTATTAATATCAAAAATAAGAAGTGTTATGGAACCTATGCTTGGGATTGAACAAGCCGAATTTGCTATTCTCAATATAGGCGATATAAACATTGATATGGGTATAAACAGGATAACAGCCCCAAAAATAGACCCGCTTCCAAAATGTTTGTCTGATACTATAACTAATACACTCAGCACTGCAGGAGCAAATGGAATGAAAGATATATTAGATCCTTTTAATTCCACAATAGATGAGATTAATTCCCTCACATCAGCTGCCACACCAGTATTACAAGGAACAGCAAACTCTTTTACAAATAATATTAATATGGGAATAAATGAGGTCAACAAATTTATGAAAAAGACAATGAATAATATTGTATCAAAAGGTGACAAAGAATTGTTTGAAATGCTAGATAATTTTCAAAAATTTATAAAAGATACTTATTTTGTAGATAATTATAGAGAGTGGAAAGATATTTACAAATGTTTAAAAAATAATTGTAAGCCACTAGAAGATTATTTCTATGATGATAGTTTTTTATATTATGATGACGAGAAAAAAAGATTTATTATTCCCATTGATATAAATAGTGGGAGAATAAGATTAAGAAAATTCTTTGAATATTTAACAAGAGATCAGCAGCGTCAATGTGATGTTATAGAGAGAAGGTATTTCAAATATGTTTCTGATAAGCATGGAGTTTTGGTAAAAGCGGCACAAGAGGCTAAGAAAAAAGGTATTGAAGATGATAAAAATCCCTTTAAAGAGGTCCTTAATACTGAAACAAATAAAGTGACTGACACTTTTAATAATCTATTTTAGGAGAAATGAATGAACTATACAGATATATCATCAGATTTGAATTCAAACAAACGGGCAATCAATGAATCAGCCATATTTAATGCACTAAATAATATTATATCTACACCAAAAGGCAGTGTACCTGGACATCCTGAATTTGGTTGTGGGATGGACAGATATATTTTTGAGTTAATGGACCCAATGGTTAAAGAGGCAATAAAAGGTGAAATTATGTATGCCATAAATAGATGGGAAGAAAGAATAAAAGTTACAGAAATAGAAATTAATGATGATCCAGATTATAATAGGATTGTTATTAAGATAAAATATACCATAATGAATGATGTTAAAAGTAACGAGTATGATTATATCTACAAACAGGAACTAGAGTAAAGTTTCATTCTATAAATACCCTAAAAAGAAGGAGCAACAATGTTACCTATAGTTCCATATGAATTAGAAGAAATCAAAAATGAGCTAAAAAGAAAAGCCATTGACGAACTTGGATTGGTTGATGCCGAGTATGAAGGTTCAAATATAAGTCAGTTAATAAATTTATTGGCTTATTCAACACTTATGAATAACACAAATTTATCTTATGGATTAAATGAAATGTTTATTTCTCAGGCTATTGACAGAAAAAATGTTATTAAACATGCTAGACAGATGGGTTATACACATAAGAGAAATTTCTCATTTCAGTATAAAATAAAATTAAAAACAAGAAAAGAAGGGAAATTAACGCTTCAGAAATATACAAATTTCACCAGTAATGGAAATAACTATGTTTATCTTGAGGAAGATGTTACAGATACTTATGGAACTTATGTTTATATTAAGGAATTAATAAATGAATATAATAATGATGCCTCTACATTATATAAAGACCTTGTTGTTGACGATATAGTTATTACCGAAGAAAATATACCATTAAAGGTGATTGATAAATCAACCGCTGGCACAACAAAACTTCTTTTACAAACTTTATCAGGGGATTTAATCCCACAATTATCTGAGAAATTAACACAAGAGGTTTATGTATATGATAATATGTCACCAACGGGATATAGGAATTTTATAAAAGTGGGTACAGTGGATACATTCCTTAGAGATGATGCCACTAATATGTTCAAGGTTCAGATAACGATTGAGGATGGAGTTATATTCCCAATCTTTAGTACTATTGAATATTCCACCACTATCACTGACAATAAATTGGAAGATGTTACTACTCAACCAATTAGGTACATTAATTCAATAGTTTTAACTAATCCTAATGATAATAATGATATAATTAATGTAGATGTTTCTGAACTTCAATACATTCATGATGGAGCTAATTATGATAATAATGTCTTATTTCCTGACAATATTATCAATGCCAGTGAGAAACATAAAGTTGATGCAGATACAGGTCTTAATGACGGTGAACTTGTAAATACTGTTACATATTTTACTCCTTATAATGAGATGATTACAAATTCTCTAGTCGATGTACTTATCGACTTCAATGGAAGAATTATGATCATAAAAACCGAAGACCTTAGTGTAGATTATGAAAATAATAAAGTGGGAATATATGAAATTAATACACCTAAGGTTTCAGAACAAATAGATACAGATGATAATGATGTTATTGTTGATGCTAAAATAACAGTAGATGATACTATTAAAAGTGTTAAGTATATTACTGTGATAAATAATGACACTGGAGAAAGATTTACTATCAACTATTTTAGTTTTACTGACAATACAGTAACTATTTTAGACTCTGATGGAAATAAGGATAATCAATATGATGATGGATATAGTGCAGAAATAGATTATGATAATATAGAAGATTTGACTAAATATAACATAACAATAGATCACGCTTATATAAAAGATATAACAGATTTTTCTGCTGTTGTTGATTATTCTTACGATAAAGGTGCTGATGGTTATTTAGATAAGAGATTTTATTTTAGTGACCTTAGGGGTGAATATATATGGAATGAAACCTTCAAATCAGATACAAACCCTCACGGTTGGAGTGGTTTCTATGCTTCTGATTTTGATTCAGAGACCAATGTTCTTTATTTTGATGTTTCAAAAAGATATGATGAAGATGGAAATCTTTTGGGTTTTCATAATGAATATGTTGAAATACTTGATGATGATAATACATTTCTTCCAGCATTGCCTTTGGATAAAGCAATGAAAACACCCTTCAAGAAAACTAGAATGTTCTATGCCAAAAAGACAGTTGATATTGATGGAAATGAGATATATAGTCCTGTCCCAGACACATGCTTTGCTTCTGTTAACTTATTAAGTAGAAAGGATGAATTGGAGGTAATTGTCAAAGAAGGAAACATGAAAAGGTATAATGCTACTGATGATGAAGGTAATTTATTATATCCTGAGCTTATCGTTAAGGTAAATGAGGCAATGGCAGAACAAGGATATTTTACCATATTTGCTCCTAATATTGAGCACAATGGCTTGGAAATGTTTGTAACAAGGATTATGCCTGATGGTTCGGTAGAATATGATGCTCCTTGGGTTCAAAGGGATTATTTATTGGCCGAAAATACAGATACAAACCAATCAGCAAAACCTGTTTCGTCAGATTATGAGATAGATGATGAATATCAAACAGCCTTGATTTTATGGCAAAGGCAAAGGGTTGAAGAGAGCTTTGTTATTCAATCTAATCTTGAATATGAAGATTATATTAATGTTTATACTAAATATGCTGGTACTGGTGTCGCTATGACTCCTGACTTTACCATAAAAATGAATATTCTTGACTCAAAAGGCCTAAAAGGAAAAGCAGCAGGGCTAATTGAACCTATTGATAGTGAAGAGTTTGAAGCTAAATATTATATTGAAAGTTCAATGACTCCTTATGTCCTTTATACTGAAGGCACAGACCTTGAGTCAACAGATAGTATTAGGAAAAATGCTCCACAATTTAGTAACACATCAAATAGGGCTGTAACAAAAGCTGATTATAAAACAATCTGTGAAGCTCAGCCTTTTATCTCTTCGGCTCAGGTTTGGGGTGGTGAAGAGGTACCAGCAACAAGAGTTGGTGATACATTAGGGAAAAGGTATGGGCAAATTTATTTTGCTATTATACCTTGTTCAAAACCTTGTACTTTTGTGAGAGATTTGAGTGCATATAAATTAGATAATGTAGGAGAAAATGAGTTATTCTTCCCTAGTTATTTTCAAATAACAGGAAAAGAATCTTATGCAGATATAAGCATTATGAGAAAAGATGACAAAAATATTTTATTTAGTGTTCTTGAGAATTACAAAATTATTACTTTGCAATTAAATTATACAAAAGCAATATATATTGATATGAAAGTCTCCATTGATGTGCTAAAATATAAATTTGATCAAACGATACTAGAGACAAATGAACAAATGTTCCAAAGCACAAGGACTTTTATGGTTAAACAAATTGAACAATTTGATAGCACTTTCTATCTCTCCTCTTTGATCAGACATATAGATGCTGATTTAGGTGATAACTATGGTCTGAATGCAGACATATCTTTTAGTGTTGATTTATATGATAGCTATGAAAAACCTGAAGATGGAACATTCAAAAATAAAACTATGACTAATCTGGCAATACCAGATGTACCTACATCTAATCCTACATATACGGGGATTAATTATACTGGATATAATGATGAATGGGTTTTTGAAATGCCTATTGAGATGCCATTAGAAGATTTATTTGATGATGACTTTGTAATAGATGCTGGTATCATTCAAAGGGGCACAATGAATACACAAAATATTACGAATTGTGATACCGAAAATTTTTGTTTTGGTAGCCTATATATGGAACTAGATGATGGAACTTTCGTAGCTTTAGATAAAGACGGTGTCCAAGAGCCACAAGCAACATCAAGTTCAGAAAGAATTGAAATCTGTGTAATGTATAAAACAGGATTTCAATTAGACCTTAATGATGGTCATAATACATATACAATACCTGTAGGAACAGAATTTAAGGTTGGTAGCTATGTTATTTCAAGGAATGAGAGTACAATCTTATTGAATATTAATACTCACGGGAAATTAAATATCCTAAATCCTAGGGTTCATATAGATTCAAACACAATAGACCCAGATAAACCTGATGCAGGAGCAGTTGAAAATATCTATATACCAGAAAAAACGATAGGAACAAAAACAATAGATAGTGTGCCTGTTGATAATATAGTAAAGGAAATAGCATTGCCTAGAGATTACTTTATGAATACCATTAGAACTCTATCTATAAATCCTAAAAATAAAAATATAGCCTTCACAAAGAATGTCTTTCCTAGGCTAAGAGAGGTTAAATTTTTAGATTAATTTTAAATAATAGACTTTTCTTCCCTTTATAAATAATATTAAAAATGGAGGGGAAGAAAAGTTGGCTATAAAATCTGAACTAGAAACATCATTAGATATTATCTCACCACAGATATTGAAAGATAACGAAGCTATTGACAAATTATTAGAATTATACTTCTTAAACCTGCGGGGCCAACAAGAGATTTCTGAAGACCCTGTAATTTTACTTGATATCAATTACCTTATTAAAAAAAATGATGAAGGAGCCAAAGGAGTTGGTTATAAGGATGTTAAATCAGAACTTTTTAAAATACATCTTGATGAGATATATAAAATATTTGAGGATGTTCAGGACAACGATAAAATATATGAAAAATATAAAGAGGTATATTCGACACTGAACATACCCACAGATTCATTAAAAGTTGATTTTAATCTTGATGATGAAATAAATGATGAGTATATCACTGCTTCAAATTCATATAAAGCGAAGAAAGGAACTAAAGCAGGTTTCTTCTTTATAAATGATATTATTAATAAGGTAAATATTGACCCACTAAACTCTGATCCTTATTTCCATATAGAAGAGGGTCTTGATGGTGATTTGAGTGTGCCTTATGCTTATACAGTTAAGGCATCTCTATATAAAGAAGTTTTTCGGGAAACAATATTGCCACTATCCCACCCTGTGGGATTTAACTGGCACTTTTTTAGGCTATTGTACCTCACTTTAGTTGATTATTTCGGCTTAATTGAAATCAAAACAATAACAGACTTAGTATTGACTTGTTATTCTTTAACAAATAAAGAAGATATATCAAGACAAGTATTGCTAAAATCATCACTAGATCCTTCAAATGTTAAAACTATTACTTCTGGTGAGTTTGGTTCTGTTAAGAATTTTTATATAGCAAAAGATCAAGAAGGTAGAGAACAAGTTATAATAGATTTTTACAGCACAAGGCCTTGCCCATCAGATAATACCAAACAGAATGGTTATAGACTACTAAGAGATTATGATGGAAGAGTTGTAATATTTGAAAGACAAGATGAAATTCTTTATACTAATCAAGATGGCGAAGAAGAAATAATAAATCTTGAATTGGAAAAGATTGAGCTTGTAGATAAAAGACAAGGTGAGCTTGAGGTATTTAAGAGAAAGAAAATTATACTCGGTCGAGAAGTTGAAGTAATTACTGATGTTAGGTTCAAAGAATATAGTATCTTTAATCTTTCTGAAGTTAAAATGAGGTACTCTTTTATAGGTGGAACACCATTAGCACAGGGTGAGGAATTAACAGACCAAAATAGACTATGGAATTATTCATTATTAGAATTAAAAAATAAGGTAATTTCCTCTAATAAAAAGTTTTTTGAAAATGTTGATTTTAGTAGAAAAGACATTATCAGAGGGTCTGCTGAGCAATTCTATGGTAGGGTTATCAAAGATAGGGGAATGAACTGTAAGCTTACTTATGAAATAGATTATACCTATGAAGTAACGACGTCTGATGTTAGTGATTATATATCAAATATCAGGAAAGCAGAAGCATTAAAGCAATTAAATAATCCTAACTATAAAGATAATGATGAGAATACAATACAGGAATTTAACCAAAAAGAAACATTCGATAATTGGGCAAGACTAGATCCTAATAATATTGGTATTAAGATTGGAGATCTGAGCGCATTGGGTAAAATAGGTTTATTTACAATCGCTGGTGCAAATTCTATTAATCCTATGGATAAAGGTATAGATGATTTTCTTGGTATTGATGCAGATATTTATAGTACTTATGAAACAAAGGATTACCGAGGACTTCCTGTTAAGCTTGACCCTGGTAATGTCAATGATGAAAGAGTGTGGAGAAATGAAGTATATTTTAAGCCAAGTACATATAAAGATTTATCTGATTTAAGTAAGGCAAGAGTTCAAAGTGGACATTCCACTTTGGAAATAACAGCAACACCTGCTATATACGAAAGAGAAAATATAGGTAATGAGACATATACTGCACATGAATTAAAAAATATTATACCTTATATTCAAATGGATAGAGAAACCACTCTTGAATATAATAATTTCAGTAATGCCACAGGAGATATAGGTGAATTTATTATCAGTGATGGTAGTGAAATTGGTGGGCATATTTATTCTGAAACAGGAACATTTGAGGTTTATCAAGGTGTTTGGAATACATATGAAAAAGATTCTGATAATATAGAGCAAATAAACGAGGAAAAAAGGTTTGAGGAGCCTGTGAACGATTATACTCAACCAGTAAATGAGTCAGATGGCACAACAGAAAATGTGTTTGCGGAGGAAAAACATAATACTGTTCAAACTCATAAAGAAACATTTGATGAATATAACCTTAGAAATACCGATACCCTTATAGGTCAAGGCATAGTTATTGGTGGAACACTAGATAACTCTGATGAAGGACAAATTTTCTGTGTTGGAGGAGAATTAGTCAATATTATTGATGAGGATAAAGTGAATACTCAAATCCTTATGGGTAATAATTCAAATACGGAACTTGTTGTAGACTCTGCTTTATATATAGGAGAAGGAACAATTGGAAATTCTTATATTAAAGCAAGATTGGTAACTTATACAAGAAGAGATGAAGAGTCTTATATGAATGTTGGTGATTTTGATATTTTCTCAGATGAAGAAAACTGGGAAATGGGTGTTTGGAAAAACGATGGAGATGGTAATTATATTTTACTGGAGGATAATAATGTTTCTGCTGCAAGCTAATATGAAGTAGAAACTAAATAACTCTTATAAATAATTATATTAAAAACAAGGAGAAATAAAATGAATCTAAAAGATAAAGTTGATTTCATAGGATATTTTGGAATAAAAATATACAAAAAAGATGGTTCAATTGAAGAGTATGAAGATAAAAACCTCATTATGGATAAGGCTAGATGGAACATGGCAGAATTAGTTGGAGGCTGGTCAGCAGGTGAACCTATTAATAAATTTGTTCTGGGAACTGAAGGTCACATTGGTGATGATATTCTTGATTATAAAAAAGTGGGTTCTGATGGTTTTGATTCAACTAGAACTAAACTATTTTCTGAAAGTTCTGGTGCTCAACACTACATCATTCCTTTTATAACATCTGGAGGAGACACTATTGAAAGTTCGGGAAGGGATAAAACTGTTAATATAGATACTGCTTATAATAGTAATGACACTAATACTAAAGAGTCTTGTACTGTTAAAAGAACTGTATCTGAAAGAACTTGCACATATGTTATTACCGTGCCTGATGCTAGTGGTAATAATAGTGACTCTGGAACATCTGTTATTGCATATACTGAAGCCGCACTTTACAGTGGCCCTGACATTTTTAGCATGAAAACGTTCCCTGCTAGAGTTAAAGAGGATACCGTTAAATTTGAAATTACTTGGTCAATAATTTTTTAATATTAAGTAAAATATAAATATAATAAACATAGGAGTTTATTATATGAAAAAACTATCAGAAAATGAAATTAAGTCTTTACCTATTAAAGACCGACAAAAATATAAAAGGGAATATAAAAAGTTCCTTTTATACTCAAATGACATACTACAACTAAAACCACTAGAATATATAAATTATATCGAACAAGAATTAGGTGAAAGGGCTTTATATAAAAATAAAGAAGTTCAAAAATTTCTTGAAAGATATATACTAATAAATAATTTAGACTCATATAAAGAAGCCGTATATTGGATTAAGAATGGAATCTCAAAAAAACCATTATGTGAAAGTTGTGGCAAAGAAACTAGGTTCAAAAAAGAAGATTTGAAGTATTTAAGTACATGTAGTTCAGGTTGTTCTAATAAGATAAACTCAGAAAATAAAGTGAAATCAAGAAATGAGAATTTTATAAACAAAAAATTAAAAAATACTTTAGCAGCCCTCAAGATTGAATTGACGACAGAATTTAATGGAATAAAGAATGAAAATAGTTTTAGATGTTTAAAATGCAATAATGAATGGAGCCAAGCAACTATTGTCAATGGAATAATTTGTAGAGAGTGTATTCCAAAAATATCAGGATTTTCTATTCATGAAAAAGAGGTTCTTGAATATATTAGAAGTATATATAAAGGAAAGATATTAGAAAATGATAGAAGTTCGGGTGTGGAATTTGATATATTTATTCCTGAATTAAGTATAGCAATAGAATACAATGGCTTATATTGGCATAGTGCCAAATTCAAAGATAAAAAGTATCATCTAAATAAAACAGAAATAGCAGAAAAAAATGATATACAACTTATACATATATTTGAGAGCGAATGGATCAATAAACAAAGTATTGTCAAAAGTATTATAAAAGCAAAATTAGGGTTTTCAAATAAAAAAATATATGCCAGAAAATGCACAATAAGAGAAGTGCCCAGTAAAGAATCTAATAAATTCTTAGAAGATAATCATATACAAGGAAAAGATAATGCCCCATTTAGATATGGTTTATATCATAATGATGAGCTTGTTCAAATTTTTACATTAAAAAGAAGTCATAGAAGCAAGGATAAGTATCTTGAGTTAAAACGAAGTGCCAGTAAATTGGATTATATTGTAATAGGTGGATTTGGTAGATTACTAAAACACGCTAAAAAAAATCACAATGAAGGTATAATTACATTCGCAGATAGGAGATTTTCTTCAAAGAATAATATTTATGAAAAATTTGGTAAATATATTGGGGTAACAGATATTAATCACTTTTGGATAAAAGGCATGACTTTGAAATCGAGAGAGGCTTATCAAAAGCATAAATTAAAAGGTTCACTACCTATATTTGACGAAAATAAAACAGCAATAGAGAATTGCCATGATAATAACATTTGGGAAATATATGATTGTGGAAACTTTAAATATGCTTTATAAATAAAAATAACATAAATACAGAATACATCCTGTATTTATAAAATAATCTAAAATGGAGATATAAGATGATAATCGGAAACAGAGAAACATTTATTGG